ATGGACAAAGCCACTTTACAAAAAATCAAGAGCAAGCTACCCAGGAATTACGCCAGGCTTATCAAGGAAAAAACAGGAAAATCCTACAGCTCAATCTTTAAAACCTTCCAATACAATAACTCACTTTGTGTCCCGGAGGTAGTAGAAGCAGCTCTTCAGATTATCGAGGAATATCAAGCCAAAGAGGAACTTCTAAAAAAGAAAATTGCTGACTTATGCTAATCAATAAGATGCCGGCCGGGCTTGAAGGCTCAATTGAAATATACCGGTACGGTAGCGAACTGCGTGTATTGGTGAATGGTAACAAATTGGACTATCTCGAGTTGCCATCACTACTGCGAGAGCCATTTCAGGCAGAACTCATTGCCGATCAAGCAGCTTTGAACTGTATTAAGTTCGATATGCGAGTATCTGATCCAGATGAGATTGAAAAGAGGTTTGTGGCCTGTCGGTACGGTGCTCTGGATTCGACACCGGACCTCGCCGGTAATAAAACCTGTTCTGATGCACCTTATTGCGATTGTTTGTCAACTTGCCCTGGCTTCGATGTAGTTTGCAAAATTCCGCCCGTGCCAAATGGCCGATTGACCCGGCAAGAATACTTGATTATCCGATTGATCAGTCAAGGTAAACTCGATAAGGAGATCGCCTCCGAACTTTCGATTGAAGTTTCTACCGTTCGCACATACCTGTGTAGAATCCGAGAAAAGCTTTGTATCAATAACAGAATTGAAATTGCCTTCTGGGCAATGCAAAAAGGTGTTTAACAACCGCGTCCCCACGCAAACAAAAAGCTTATGAAAACTGACATTCTTGAATCCTTCTCCGAAATTTCTGCCCGGCTGAGAGCTCAACAGCGCATGGTAAGGAAAATTGAAAACATCATGAGGTTCCAGGACTGGAGGCTTGTGAATATGCATCAACTCCGTATCCGGAGTGAACGGCTGAAGTCTGAGCAGCTGAAGCTGGCACTCATAAAAGAAGAAATGTACGCACTTGCTGAAACTGTAATTCTTCCGGCATGGGTGAACGAGATCTAGCCAGGCGTCGCGGCCTTATCATTTTCTTTCTACTGTTTTTAACTGAATTATCGATCATTTTATTCATACTCTGATGTACGTTGAACAAACAGCCGAAGGCTTTAACATAATGTCAATCCCGGGAGATTATATTCCTGCTATCATCACTGCAATTGAAACCAGGTTGCAGAAGGCTCCTGATCCGGATCTGACCAAAGAAGACAAGAGATTTCTGAGGATGCTAACCAGGCAGCTCGATGAAGAAACCAGAATACAGGTGTAAAAAGCAAAAACCGGCAACCGGCAGGCTTATCTGGATCGATCGCAGTAATAATGAGCATCTGATCCATTCCGGGCCTTTCGCATTGCTTTCATATTACCGGTCTATACTCAGGCAGGATCCTTTGTATGCCGGTGGTAAATTCAAAATCACCTATTAATCTTCTGTAATTCACTTCATGCGCTATATTGATCAGGATAAGATTTATGATGCTACTGATGGCGGCCTGGACGTCTTTAAACATTATTTCCCGGCTGTCAATCTGACTGATCCCAAAAGCTTCTTTAAAATCCGGGATAATGAAAAAACTGCTTCGGCCAGGGTTACCTGGTATGATGGTTTCTGGCGGATAACTGACTTTGGCCAGCAGGATCAGATTAACGGCCTCAAGGCTATAGATTTTGTTGTCTGGAGGGAAGGTCTGAGCTTTTACGATGCCTTGCTTTTTGTTGAACAGGTAATTATTGGGAGAACTGTTGAAGGCAAGGAGTTTCAGAAGGTAAAATGGGCTCCGGAATATGAAATGCGGGAAATGCTTCCTGCTGATAAGAAAGGGGCATACAATTTCACTTTCAAGGAACACCCCTCAGCTGAGGACCTCTCCGCCATCGGGCGCTATGTAACGGAAGACACCCTGGATTATTTCCATTGCCGGGTGGTCGAAAAGTATGAGTACTGCGGTAATTCAAAAAAGCATAACCGGGATGTAGTACATGTATTTAAGGCAACAAAGGATTATCCGATCTTCCTGTTTGACTATAAGGATTTCCAGAAGCTCTACCGGCCGCATGAAATTGAGAAAAAACACCGGTTCCTTTATATCGGGCAGAAACCTAAGGAGTACGTTTATGGCCTGGAGCAAATCCTTGAATGCGATAATGAATTTCTGGACGAAGAGCAGGCAGATCTGACACCGCCTCAGGATAAGCCCTCAGCAAAGGTCAGGGATCTGTTCCGTTGCTCCGGTGAGTCTGATGCCATGAATCTTCATGCCCTGGGCTTTCATGTTTATTGGCTGAATAGTGAATCTGCTGAATTTACTTATGAACAATTTAAGCAGCTGGACGATCTTTGTGAGAATCACTACCAGGTAATGGATCTGGACCGTACCGGCCAGGCTCAGGCATTGAAGAATGCCCTGAAGCATATCAACCTGTATACAATTGAGCTTCCTGAGTGGCTGAAGCATAAAAAGGATTGGCGGGGCAATCCATGTAAGGACTTGAAGGATTTTATTAATCTCAGTGGAGATTATCAGGATCAGACTTATTACAATTTTCTTGTGCTCAAGCGCAATGCCAGGAGAATTAAATTCTGGCAGAAATCAACTGATGATAAGACCGGCAAGATTAGTTATTCCATCAACATGGAATTTTACTATTTCTTTCTTCGCGCTCAGGGGTTGTATCAAATGGAGTCAATCTATCACAAAGGTGCAAATTACTGCTATGCCTGGATAAAGGGGAAAGTGGTGGATCTGATAGCGCCAGACTCAATAAAGCGTATCGTTAAGAGATTTACAAAGGAATGGATTAAGAGTAAGAATTTAATGGATGGTATTGATTTGCTGAATAAAATCAACACCTCCAATCAAATTACTGAAGGGAATCTGGAAGCAATAGATGAGATAAAAATTAACTTCAAAAATCACAGCAGGGATACCGAATATCTTAATTTCAGAAATGGATCTATAAAAATATCAAAGGATAAAATTGAAAAGGTTAAGCACGAGGATTTACCAAATTTTATCCTTGGAAGTCTCGAAGTAAAAAAGGAACCAGTCAGCCATTTAATTCAGCGTGACATCAGAATAATTGAAAAGCCTGCAATTACTGTAGATCCAACACCAGCATATCAGGATCTTTTATCAAAACTTAATTCATCCCGGACTGATGAAGAACGTGAGCTCTACAACCTTCAGCTGGCTCAGCTCTCAGACCTGGATAAGTACGAAGTAAAAATACACGATGAAGATTTTATTTTCGTCCGTTTCCTGCGCGATCTGTCCAGGCTTTACTGGCGCAAGGAGCTCGAGCTTCGCCAAACATTAACGCCTGATGAACGCAAAGAGGAAAACCTAACACTTGCCAACTTCCTTTTTGTTCTTGGATATCATTGCGCACAATACAAGGATCCAGGCAAACCCTGGCTTACTTTCCTGCAGGATATGCGTATCAGCGAGATTGGCCAGAGCTCGGGAAGGTCAGGAAAAAGTTTGCTTTCAAAAGCTGTCAGCTATGTAAGGGCATCATTTTATAAAGGTGGACGCTCTCTGGATGACAAAAACCAATACCAGTTCTTTTATGATGGAATGACAGAGTTCCATGACTTCATTGAGGTAGACGACATGCATGAATATGCAGACTTTGCTTTCTTTTACACTCAGGTAACTGGCAAAAGAGAAGTAAATCCAAAAAATTACACCCCTTTCACCCTGGAGTATGAAGACTCCGGGAAAATGCTTATCAGTTCAAATTTCGAGCTTCAGAATTATGACTCGAGCACAGTGGCCAGGCTGTTGAACTGCGGGGTCTCCGACTATTACCACGAGGCAACAAAGTTCAACGATTACAAGGAAACGCGCACCCCCCTTACAAAGTTCGGGCGCCGGCTCTATGATGATTTTACTGATGAAGAGTGGATCAAATTCTACAACCTCATTGCATACTGTATCCAGTTAACAATGCGCTTTTACAAAATCCAGCCCCCGCTAATGAACCTCGAGAAGCGCCAGCTCCGCAGAACCATGGCTCAAGGCCTTGGCCGGGATGAAGACTTCTTTACCTGGGCAAATGACTACTTCATTAACTGCCCACTTCCTGAAAAGCCTCAGATATCACCTATTGATAACGGGTATTTTAACACCTACGTTGTCCGGGAATATGCCTTTGAGAACTTCAAAGCCAGGCTTTCGAAAAAACAGCAAAGCGACTACAGGAGCGGAAAATTCAAATCACACATTCAGGCGTGGTGCGATTACTATGGTTTTGAACTGAACCCTATTCAGCTCTGCACCGGCAACAGTACCGAATCACTCAGACGGATCATCAAATCCGTGGAAGGCAAATCAATGGAGTGTTTCTATATCTCAACAAAGCCCGGAGATAACACTAATATCCAACAACATGAAGAGGACAACAGCAAACCGCCATTCTAGAAGGGAGCAGCGCCGGTTGGACCGGATAGTGTGCGATGTTTTCGGAATCACACTGCGTGAGCTGCACCGGAACACTACCCTGAGGACCATAACTGATGCAAGGCTTACGGCCATGTACCTGCAGAAGGAATTGCTCAGGCTTTCACACCCGGCTATTGCCAGGTACTTTAATAAGAAAGCCCATGCAACCAGCATCAATGCACACAAAACCATCAGCGGACTTGTGGCTACAGATCCGCTTTTCGGGGAAAAGGTAAGCAAGTGTAAGCAGTATTATCAGGAGTATACTCCATGCCGGACCAAACAGCGGTACAATCTGCACTACCTTATTACCCAGGCAGGAATCAAAGTCTCCGGTCCGGAGAAAACTATCTATATCCCGGCTTCAAAACAGCAGGTACTGGAAGGTATCCTGAAGGACAGAATTGAACGCCTGGCCAGGAAACATAATTACTCACTTCAATTAACCATAGACTGATGAATGCTGATTATTTAATGTTAAGGCTCAGGCAGATCAGGAAGGGATCCTTGCCTGCTGAAGCAATCCTTGAGGTAGTGGATCCTCTCCTTGAACTGCTGGATCTTGTTACCACTGATAATGTATCTATCCCGGCCGCGGGAGAAAACTCGGTGTTTATTGCCGGAGATCTGTTTTCTGCTGACAGGAAGCTACAGATGCAGCGAAATTCAGACGCTGAAAACCTCCTGAAAGCATACGGACATAAACCGCTTAATCCGCTTTCACTTATTCCTGAAGGTTCCGGCTGGCAGCCGGCAATGCGGATCAGCCTTACAGCCCTTATTAAAAACTGTACATCCATTGCGCTGTTCCCGGAGTGGGGCAGGAGCCGCGATGCGCAAACCCAGTTCCTGGTGGCCAGCCATCTTGGATATAATGTAATCATGCTATGAAAGATCCATATCTGGGAGAATTTGGCCGCTGGATATACAAAACCCTTCCTCAAGGAATGCGGGTGGCCGGAATCGATGATTTCAGAACTGAGAGGGGAGTGGAACCGGAGGGAATAAATTTTCTGGTTCATACCTACCATTCCAATGAATTCGAGCACCATGTTTCGAAACATGGGGTAGTGGAAAAATTCCGGCCATGGATTGAGGATGGCCGGGTATATGTTAAATCAACCAACCAATAAAGCTATGGACACAAACTCACAAATGAAAGTAATGGCTGCCGGGTTCCGGATCATCAGGACTGATGATCAGCCATCCCCGAGAATCAAAGTAAAAGAGAACGGTAACTATGAATGGAGAACTTTGGAGAAATTTGAAACTAAGGCGGCACGGGACAGGCGGTTTAAAGAATTGCTGCAGGATATTAGAACTATTCATGATTAATAATCTCCAAGCGGAATAAGAATTATGAGTTACGGAACTTGTAATTATTGCAGATGCACCAAATTCGATGATGGTGTTTGAACCGCCGTATACGTGACCCGTACGTACGGTGGTGTGAGAGGCGCACCGGTGGGCTTATGGCTCACCGGCCGTCTACTCGATTGGCGGCTGGCGATTATTATTCGAACTCATATAGGTCTGGATACTTTGATACAAGTTCGCCCAATTCAAAGGCCATGTGTTTCTTTTTGTATATTTCAAAAAGTGCTCTAAATGCGAAGTAGTTATGTTGATTCATTCTCAAAGATTCATTCAAGGTAGTAATTGCACTACTTGCATTGTTTTTAATGTAAAAGTCATACTCTGCCTGCATTTCCCTCATTACATTATTAGCTTTTTTATCTAAACTTTTTGAAGCATTCTGTAGAAGTTCTTTGATTGTATCTAAGTCAAATTCACTTTTATCAGCTTTCTTTATTAGACAAGTGAAATATGCTTGTATATGGAGAATATTAGTTTTAAACTTCTTATAATTATCTCTTGACCAATTGAGTGCTTTCATGTACTCACCTTTCCTCAGATAAACATTTACAAGTTCGCGTTTTGTTCTTGAATGATTTTCATCAAGTTTTAAAACTTCTAAAAAATGATCTTCCGCTTCATCCATTTTATCTCCATTTCTGTAATAGAAGCCAAATAGAAAATGAAAGTCAATTTGCGATTCGTTATCTTGATTATTGAAAAAATTAATCAATTCAAAAAACTTTTCATTTTGAGTTCTGCAATAAGCTAGACACAGCCAATTTCTTGTCTCTCGAATAATTTGGAAATCAAATTTATTTTCATTTTCAAGTAATTTTGTTGCAAGTTGAATTACTTTTTTATACTGCCGGTCATTATATTCTTTAATAATGGATTTTAAAATGAATGATGGAATTAAGTACTTTGTTGGAATCGCAATATTTTCTTTAATCATATTTTCCAAAGTGAAAAGAAATTCAGAATAGTCAGAAGTTTCGGTCAACTCAAGTGGCTTCTGAATTGCTTCTCTTGCAATTTCCTTTATACGGTTATTAATAGATTGGTTAAGTTCTAATCTAGAACGATTTATATAATCAGAAATTGAACTGTTTAATTTTAGATAGTCATGGGTTGAGCTAACTGAGAAGAACAATGTTAAATCAAACAACTTCTGGATTGCTTTATAAACTTCATCTGTCTCTCCAAATATCTTAAACACCAGATCGTGACTTATTATTTCAAATTTTGATAAAGCAATCAGCATTTGTGTACATAAAGGGTCGTCTTTTAAAAATTCTAAGATTGACAGGGCTCTTAACTCATCAAATTCCTCTATGTCTTTCACAAAGGCTTTTGAGTCCACAAGCCCCATGCTTTCTATTAAATTTGCAGCATAAATTATTTGGCCTGGAATACCATGTAAATATTGAAAGAAGAATTTAATATCTTCCGGACGTAGTTGTTGTTTGATAATATTAAGATACTGGATAAACAATGTCTGAGTGTCCTCTTGGGAAAGTTCGTCAATTTGAAAATTGAGAACATTCCCCAATTTCTTAATATGGGGTCCATAAGGTTTAAATTTAGATATTAAACAAATTGAAACTTGGTTTAAAAGATCTGGTGTAGATATTATTTCACGAAACCAACCAACCAAGGTATGATTGGGAAGTACAATACTACCTTCATCTATAATAAAAAGTAATTCTTTTGTTTCAGAATATTTCTTTAAGAATTTTCTTCCAAGCTCTATTTTTGTTTCAAGGTCATCAGTTGCAAAATTCTTTTTAAATACTTCAGGGATTATTTCAATAAAATTGAGCTTATATAGGAAGTCTTCAATACTTTCCTTTGATCCAATTGAAACAGGTACAGGTTCATACCATTTGTCAATTACTCTGGTTTTTATAAGTCCATTTCTTAAAAAAGTTCTTCTTCCCATGCCTTCGAAAAAACTTGAAGCAATGATGCAGGTCGGCTTTGTATTTTCAATATTTATGATTCGCCTTTCGAATTCCTGCATAATATCATTTCTCCCAACAAATAAGTCATTTATATCTCTTAGATGAGAAAACTGCTTAAAGTTGCTTTCCCGAAGTAACTGTTTTATTTTTTTTAAAATAATTACTTCATTGTCAAAAACTCTTAGATTATAAGGTTTTCTTATCCATTCGGGTATTCGTTTGTCCGAATGATGGATTGACTTATCAATTATTATTGGAAAAATTCTATCTATTCGCTTGTCTGTCGAAAGTACTCTAGCATGAGTTATTTCTTTCTCAATCCATTCAGACTCAAGTGCTGGTTGAGAAATAAATAAGACGAAAACATCTGTATCTTCTAAACCTTTAAATATCTCGTCTAAAGTTAGATTACCTGCCTCAAAAGTGAATTTGTCATAGTGACAATTGTTTTTGCCCAGTTGAGTAGCTATTTTCTCAACTAGTCCCTTGTCTTTGCTGCTGTGTGAAAGAAATGCTTTTGCCATTTTTTTGCTGTTAAGGTATAGATTTTTTTCGATATTGAAATATTGATGTAGTCGCACTTACGCTTGCCGCCAACGTTTTGCCGCTTTGCGAAGGCGGGGATTTTCAGCACTAAACTTCATTAGATGCACAAAGCTTTAATTTAGCACTTCACTGTCTTAGAAGCACGAAATCCCCGCTTTTGCAAAACGGCTGTTAGCGGTAGTTATTCTCATTTGTATTTCAAAATTCGTTTATGAAGTTTTGTCCCAAGTTCGTAACTAATCAAAACAGGTTCGTCAGCTGTGTTCTCCTTAAAAATGCGAATTGATAGTTCTTCCTCTTTCTCATTTGAAAACCTTTCAGCCCATTTCGTTAATTGGTCGGTGTCTGTGTCGTCATACATTTTGAATTCATACATAGCGTATTGACCAGCCATAATTCTGTCCCGTTGCGGTGTTATCGGAGTTAGTTTAAAAGTATTTGATGGGAAAACGTGAACGTTTAACCAGGGCAAATCCTTATTTGTCCTATTAAACACGGTCATATAATAATTAGGTGTATCTGTAACTCCGTCTTCCGCACACTTTGTCCACCAGTGTGCAGTTACACCTACTTCATTTCTTGCACCAAGTTTTTTTATTGCTTGTTCAATCGCCAAACAAGAACTACCAAGTGCTGATTGAATTGTTCCTTTTCTCGGTGGCTCAAAAGTCGCAGGAGTAATTCCTCCTAAGTCAGAAGGCAATTTCAATTTTGCTTGTCTGTCTACAACCATAAAAGTTCTTTCAATGCCAAGACCACCTATAAACAACCCTAATTCAAAAATTACATTGTCCCTTGGCGATGCTTGTTCTTGGTCTCTGCTTATAGTAATGTCGTCTTCAGTTAGAACAAGAATAGCAAAGTCAAAGTTGTCTAACGATTTTACCAATGTTTCAAGTGTTCCTCCTGATAGTCCGAATAATCCTTGTGACCATATTTGACATTCACAAGTGTAGTCAAGATTGGCTTGAATTCCTTTCGCTGCTTCAAGTCCTTCTGCTGATGAACCTATAAATACAAATGGTTTTTCTCTCATATTTAATTGTTTCTATCGTGTCTGTTATAATTACCGCTAACTTGTAAATAAACGCATAAACTTTTAAGGTTTAAGCGTTTGCAATTGCTTGTAATCGCTTGTAATCAAATATAATTATACCTGCAACCATTCTACAATCGCCTGTATAATTACTCACTAGCCAATCCATGCCCATATTTCAATCAACCGGGATTATTTTTGGCCATCCGGCAACCAATATATTAATTCACGTTATGCCGCGGCTTCTGCCGCACACTAGTGAGCGCAGCGAACACCATATATTTACCTGTTTTCCAATTCAATCCATTTGCATATTTGCAAAACCACCCCCCAACCCCCAAAAGTATTTTATTACTGTAATTTGTAATAATAATGGTAATCTAATTGGAAAACACAAAGTTATAGTATTACAAATTTATTACAAAAATTCCGGCAATTTGTAATTTTTTCGGGTTTGTAATTTTACTTACCTGCTAAAGAAGCTTAAAATTTGAGCCTTACAAACTTCTGTAATTTTGTAAGGCTTGATAATCAGAGCAATAGAAATGCCTTACAAATCGGATTGTAATTTGTAATGAATTTAATATCAAATATATAGAACCATATTTAAGGGTGAATTACAAATTTTTGCCTGTTTTCAGGACTTTTAACAGGGGTGTGTTTTTTGAGTTAACATGTTAATCCTTCAGCCTGTCAAAACTTGACAGAATCTGCAAAGTGATTTTATATTTACGCATGTTCACTTTGTTGCTCCCTACTAAACCTTACGTACATCAGTTTCTGACCCAGAACTATGGTAACCCGGCAGATATCTCTGCAGATCCACGCCTCCAGAATTACCTTCGACGGTGCCTGAGAAAACCATCCCGCCGGCGCCATGTAAACTATGCCAGGTTAAAGCTGGCCAAGTATTCCTGCGAGTCCAGGATATTGATTTCTTCTGACGACTTCTACAGGTATGGCTGGGAGCTCACCAGGACTGATTCTATCTCATTCAACCGCGAGCTGGAGAACCGGGCAAAATTCTTTATGCGGAACATGGTTTCCCTGTATGTTTCATTCATGAACCTGAAAGATGCCATCCTGCTGTTTCAGGAAAATTTCAATTACCCTGAAGACACCTGGAGTTATGATTCCATCCGGAAGGACTTCGACCGCCATGGGAGTTTTCCGGCAACATCTTTTGCCGCTCATTTAATAGAAAAAACAGAAAGCATTTTTTTGGACAATTTGTCGGAATTGGGGACAATTTGCCCGCAATTCAAAAAGAACTATGAAAAGCGTAAACAAGCAATCTGATCAGCTCAGTGGTCACCTTGAGGTTCTGGCGGTCCCACAGTCAAACATTGCAGGAATATCGGGTTCACAGATCACCCTTCGGGATCCTGAATTCGTGTTTGAACTTATCTGTGCCAGGGAAAGCATAAAGCTTCAGTTACCCTCGGAATACTCTCAACCTGGTAACGCTTACAAGCCTGTTATTTCAGGCTTTATTCCCGGAAGGTCTTCTGATAATGATACCATTCTGGATCTGATGCTCCGGTTCCGGTTTGTTGTTGTGCTCCGGAATGCAGATGGCAAATACACGAGAACAGGGGATCTGAACCATGCCCTTAAATTCGGTTATGAATACTCAACCTCTCCGGATCCTGCCGGCCAACACGGTTACGCTTTCTCATTTTCCGGTGCTGTATTAACTCCCCAAAAGTCTGTCAAATTGCCGTTTTCAACGGAATAACCTGCTTTTCTATCTCCTTTTTGTCCTTTTTAACGACAGCTGGCGGGCAGTATCATTGCAGAAAAATACTGCAATGGCGAAGAAAATTTTAATTATTGATGGCAGCATCGGGCAATATGGCTACTCAAAACAGTGGCTCAATTATATGCTCAACGGTGCCGATAACGATGAAATTGAGGTTCAGATCTCGAGCCTCGGAGGTTCTGTAGATCATGCAATTTCAATGCATGACCGCCTTGCTTCCCATGGCAATGTAACCGCTATCCTTACCGGTATGGTTGCCAGCTCTGCAACTATTATTGCCCTGGGTGCAAAATCTACCCGCATGAGTCAGAATTCGATGTACCTGATCCATAAAGCCATGATATGGATCGATGAATGGGGCACACTGAATGAAGATGATATCGATGAACTCATTGCCAAACTCGAGAAGGAGAAAAACGAAGTTGCGAAAGTAACCCTGTTGGTTGCGAAAATGTATGCAACCAAATCCGGCAAAGGGGTCAAAGATATCCTGGACCTCATGAAAAAGGAAACCTGGCTTACCGCTGATGAAGCAAAGAGCTGGGGCTTCATCGATGAAGTTTACGCGCCGTCAAAAGTCGTCAACTTCGCTGAGGATCTCTCCATTGTTGCCATGCTGCATGCCAACGGTCTCCCGGTGCCGGCGCAAACCGGGGAAACCGAAATCGATGAAGAATCCCTCTTCAATCGCCTGTCAGGCCGCCTTGCTGAATTTTTCAAACCCAAACATAATTCCGAAAATTCAATGAAGAAGCAATTCCTGAACCTGAACAAGGTTCTGAAAGTGGATAAGCTGGAAGCTTCAGCAGAAGGTGTTTACCTTAATGAAGATCAGCTTTCAGCCATCGATCAGGATCTTGCTGCACATGCCCGGGCCGAAACTGCCAGGACTACTGCTGAAACCTCCCTTACCAATGCAACAACCGCATTGGATTCCATCGATGAGTCTGTAAGAAATGCAGACACAATCGAGAACAAAGTAGCCGCAATCAAAACCCTCCTGGCCTCGAAACCTGGCAGCAAGCCTGCCGGCGTTCAGGGAAAAAAGGATAATGATCCGAAGGACGACGGTGTCGACTGGGATACCCTTAACAGCCTGCCCCACATGCAGGATATTGACTAATCTTTAAATCCGCAGAAATGGACGTTAGTGAAATTGTAACCGCGTTCGGGGCATATTATGAGAAAAGTGCCCAGAACAAAAACCGTATCCTGGGAATGCTTACCCAGGGGTTGGTAACCCCCGGGATCTGTACTCCCATCAAGACTGATGATACTATTTATAAGCTGGCCCAGCTTACTATCCAGAAAATCGTTCAGTCATTCCAGAAGGGTTGGACCCCAAAACATGCAACAGCATTTACCCCCAACGAGCTGAAGCTTTTCCACTTTAAAGTGGATGAAGATATCTGGCCTGATGATGTTGAAGCCAGCTGGCTCGGGTTCCTTGCCTCAGAAGCCGTCAGCCGTGCTGAATGGCCTCTTATCAAGTACCTTATCGAGCATCCTGACCAGGGTTACCTGGCCAAGATCAATTCCGATATGGAACTTGAAGAATACGGCAAGGGTGTTTACCAGGATCCGACCCCCGGAACCCCCGGTGATACCGGTAAATCTATGAACGGCCTCATTCATCAGCTTCAGGCTGGTGTTGAAGCTGAAACCATCAACTCCATCAACATCGGTGCGCTCAGTGCTGATACCATCTTCGACCAGGTTGAATTGTTTGTGGATGGCATTGCTGAAGTTTATCAGCATGTAAAAATGGATGTCTGCCTTTCTCCCCGTTGGTACAAAGCTTACTTCCGCGATAAGCGTGCAAACGGATTCTATGACTACAAGTCGAGCCGTGATATCAATGCTGAAATCGACTTCACTCCCCAGCAGGTAAAGGCGCTGCCCTCCATCTCCGGGACTGATACCATTTTCGCAACTCCGAAGAACAATCTGCTTCATCTGACCAAGAAATCCAAGAACAAAACAAACATCAAAATTGAAGAGTACCGCAGAAATGTGAGCTTCTACTGCGACTGGTGGGAAGGTATTGGCTTTGGGATGAACGCAGCAGTGTGGACTAACCTTCAGAAGGAAGTCCAAGGAGGTTAATTCATAATTACGAAAACAGCCCTCAATTGCCTGAGGACTTATTTACAAACCTTTAATCTCAAGTAAAGTGGATTTTACTGATATTCTTAAAGACCTACCCGATGGTGAGAACATGGGAGGTCTACCACAAAAAGTGTATTTCGGCTATCATGCCGATGTGGCGACCTGGCCGACGAAACCGGCAGCTCCCCTCAATATCGACGAGCAAGCCGTTCTTACTGGCGATCTGACGATGAAGGAAGGAAAGCGCATGTTTGAAATGTACCTAACAGACGACACCGGAGAATTTAAAATTGAACCGGTCGGTGAATCCGATGGAAAGTCGTTTGTTTCAAGGCTTTCATTCTTCCATCCAGGACTCTCTTCCAAAGTTCTGGGCTTTATGAATGCTGCAAAGAACGAAAACCTTGTTTTCATTGTCCCGGACAACAATGGTAATATGTACCTGATGGGTGATGCACTGCGTCCTGCTACCTATTCGGGTTCTCCTGATGGTATCGGTACCTCAAAAGAGACAGCTGGAAGGCGCGGAGCTTCTATGGAGTTCACGTACAAAACAGCCAACCTCTATCTATATGAGGGTAGCATCCCGTTGACCATCGCAACAATACCGTGACCGTCCACAAGTATTTTAAACTGAAAGGTGTCGAACCTGGGAAAATAGTGACTAAAAAGTTTGGTCTGCTGGACTTCAGAGAGAAGATTCCACTGCCGGTCTTAAAAGAACTCTATTTTTCCGGGTTTCCCTACCTGGAGCTGACCACGGAGGGCGCAAAAAGGTTGGCCCCGAAATCAGAATCATAATTTTAGCCCTGTTAACCAGGGCTTTTTCGTTAAAACCATATCCAATGAAAAATAAGGTACAAGAATGGATTCGGGAAGGTTGCAATTTCGATCATGGGCTTAAACTTTTGACTGTGATCGGGAAAAACAAACAGCTTCCCAGGATAATGGCAGGCAGTGAAAAGAGATATGCCGGTAAACTTCTTTATGAACTCTGTAAAGCAGGTGGTTTCTCAATGCATGAATTTCAGGAAATGAAGGAATCGCTTTTATCGTCGTCTGAACAATCGGATGGAGAGAATACCGGAATTTCTAATTCGGACAATCCTGGAATGACTGCAGAACACAAACCAGAAACTGTGGAAGCAAAAGCTCTACCGGATAATGTTCAGCGGGTAATTAAAGAGCACTCAGACCTCTTTAAATTAAGAGCTCAACTCCACGAACAAATGACAGAGCTGCCTGAAGATAACAGCCAGGAAACAGTCAAAAAGCGTAAAAATTTGTCGGATTCCATTGCACAACTTTCGCCGCGTATTGATCTTATGTTCGCTGCAAAAGAATCCTTTTACACCGAAGGTATGTTGCCTGATATGAAAATCCTTTTTCCGGAACCGCCGGCCGATGATCCAGGAGCCAGCTTACTGCCTTCTGATCCTGCAGAGCTTAAGAAGTTGAAAAAAAACCTTCAATCTGCAAATACGAAAGACCAGAATATGCTGGAATTTCAGGATGCAAAAAAGGGGGATAAGCCAAATCCAATGCCGGCTGGACCAAAACGTCAGAAGTTAGAGTTCAGAATCAAGGATAGAATAGCTCAAATTGAAGAAATCGATTATAAAATTTTGAGCCTTGATAATCAAAACGAGTGAAGCATTTGAAAAACCGGTACCCGAGGGTTTGATTTATCCGGATCAACCGGTGATCTTAAAAAGAAATACCGGATTTGTCAGGTTGCTGGCGGATCCGGATGTTTTGCTTACCAAATCTATTGGAGTGTTGGATCCGGATAGAAATATCCATTTCTACAGTTGGGCAAACTTTAACCTGGTTAAGCTCATTCTTTACCTGTTAAAGCAAACGGGTCCGGCCAGTTTATTTATGACTTCATACAGTTTCAGTCAAAAGAGCATCGAATCCCTTAATGCAAGAAAGGCTTCAGGACTAATCAGGGAAATAAAAGTGCTGGTAGATAATCGTGTTAAAGTGATGAGTCCGAAACCATTTCAGATGCTAGCCGGATCCTTCGATTATCGATGTACATCGGTACATGCCAAAGTAGCACTGATCTGGAATGAAACCTGGAAGATCAGTGTTATTACCAGTCAGAACGCTACCGATAATCCAAAACTTGAACGAGGTGTGATCTATACTGATCCTGCAATTTTTGATTTTGACTATAAAACACTTTCGGATGTATTTGACAGAGGATCAACTTAAGGAAATTGAAAGTATGGCATCCTTATTCTTCACTCCCGAAGAAATTGCCATTAATATTGAGGTAGATCCAGAAGAGTTTATAACTCAACTGAGGGCACAATCCAGTGAAGCTTTCAGAAGATACACTAAAGGCAGATTGAACAGTGAGGTTGATCTTCGAAAAGCCATCCAGCAGGCAGCCCTTCATGGTTCCACACCGGCACAGCAGATGATGCGAGACTGGCATAATCGGTCAAAATATGAGTAGAAAGGCCCTTGAAGATACCCGGTTTGAGTTGATAAAGGCACATATTCTGGAGCCGGATAATTCCCCACTGAATCCAGAGCAGCAGGAGATACTGGATAGGGTAATTTCCATTGCAAAAGTCCTGGATAAAAATCCTATCCAAAAACAGGCTGTCGCAATTCACCAGGTGAAGTTCCCCGAGCTTTCTCGCTCCCAGGCTTATGAAGATCTTCGCCTGTCCATGCGCCTGTTCAATACCATCCACACGTTCGATTATGATTTCTGGCAAACCTGGACCATTAACGATATTGTCAGAAATATTGAGCGTTGCAGGAATAATGCCACGCCGCAGGCTTACCGGGTTATCGCGATGGAGCATGCAAATCTTATAAAGATTCTGGGCGAACGGCCAGCCGAACTGGAGGATCCCCGCAGGACTGAAAAGCATTCATTCTACATCTTGGTGCAGAATAACAATACCTCGGTCAAGATAGACATGAATAACCTGGAGAAATTGCCTGCCGGGACCCTTCAGGAACTTAACCGTGCTTTGTTTGGTGGCAAAGAGATAACAGAAGCTGAAGCTGAAGAATTGTTCAGGACATGATCAATGAATTAATTTCCCTCAATAACCCCCAGCAGATCTCCGTTATCAATAATCCGGTTTCGGAAGTTGATATCTGGGGACGTGGTACCGGTAAATCTTTTATTGTTGGCTGGGAAATTAACCAGATAAACCGGAATATGCCCAGGGCCGTTACCGGTATCACCGGGCAGACTTATGGGCAGCTGTTAACACGAACGCTGCCATCTACTTTTAAATTCCTGGAATCGCTCGGATATGAAAAGGACAAGGATTATCTTATCGGGCGCAAACCCCCGAAAGGGTGGGGGCTTTCGCCTTATGAGAGGATTCTGAAATATGACAATTTTATCAGTTTCCGGAATGGGAACGGGTATCTCATGCTTTCTCAGGATCGTTCCGGTTCTGCTCGTGGTCCCAACCTGGACAGGGAAATAGTGGATGAAGCTCTAACCATTGATAAAACCCAGTATGATCAGGAGGTATCCCCGACATCCCGGGGGAATGAAGAATATTTTGGTTTCAAATCGCCCAAACCTATCCGGCAACATCACGGTTTCCGTTATGTTTCTTCCATGCCATTCCTTCAGGAACAGAAGTGGCTATTGGATTATGGTAAGTATTATGAGGAGGAAGCCGGTATCATGCTGTTTGATATCTGGAACCGTGTTGTAAAGCTCCAGCTGGAGCTGATTACTGCTTACCTGGATAAAAAGCCCGCCCTTTTTAAAGACATCTGGAATGAAGTGGTCCGCCTCAAGAAGCAGATCACTCCATTCGTGTCAAAAGATGGTATACTGTTTACCCTGGCTAATGCCTTTGACAATATCACTAACCTGGGAATGTCATACATTGCCCGGGAATATAAAAAACAAACCCTGCTTACCTTTCTTATTGAGATCATGAACTGGATCATCGACAGGGTGGAGGACTGTTATTATCATATCGACAGCCAGCGCCATGTCTATTATGATGCTTCTAATGATTCTTTTATCCGGGATTATGCCGAGAATACAAACTGGGATTTTAATAAGCTCGAGAAACATGATAGCCGGTTCGACCTGGATTGTGATCCGAACAAACCCCTGGAGATTGTTCCTGATTGGGGTGCCCATATCTGCCTTTTCAGTGTTGGCCAGGAGCGCAATTATAATTTTGCTACCAAGATTGTTGAGCCGGTGGATTGCGTAATCAATGAGTTTTACAGTAAGCCTGATGATTCTGAAGGGGTGGTGATCGATGATGTTGTGGATAAAGTATGTGAGTACTACGAGCATCACGCGTGCAAAGAAATGTTTTATTACCGGGATCGGTATGGAGACAGCCGGCAGCCTAATGCAAAAAGGAGTAAGCCATATAATGAGCAGGCAATAGAGCGTTTCCAGAAAAACGGCTGGAATGTTTTCCCCCGGGTGCACAAAGGTCAGGAACCTCCGCAGCATGAAAAATACCTGTTATGGTCCAACATCCTGAAGGGGTCAAATCCATTATATCCAAAGGTTATATTTAACGGTAAGAATTGCAAGTTCACCCTTATCTCAATGAATAACACCAGAGTGGTTGAGAAGGAAGGAAGGTATGAGAAAGACAAAAGCTCGGAACGAAAGAAAACTGTACTTCCGGAGGAGGCCACACATTTTGGCGATGCCGTAGATAAAAGAATTTGGACGAAGTATTCTTCCAGACTTTTCAGATCTGGGACTTTTATAGATCCCAGATTGTAATCTATCCCCATTGAATCTTTGATAGCATGTAGCTCAACACATATAGCTGCATTCAATTCCGCTTTAAGAGTTTCGCTTTTTTTCTATAGGAAGGACTGCACATCCTTCAGGAAGATCAGTCCTGTTTCAGATTTTAATTTCTGCTTGTTTTTCTGCAATTGTAGCAGTCATAGACAATGATACTAAAGCGGAGCAAAACTTTAAGTTTTGCGACACAATAGGACTGTCCGCAGGGCTGGCGTTTCTTAAGTAGAAGAAAATACATGTAGTTTAATAGCATATATCCTGCCATTTCTGCCGTTTTTTCTGCCTATCGGGATAGGGCAGGCTCGGCAGTCTCTCTGAGAGGAACCCGGAATTTTTCCTAAAATTCCGGGGAAGTAAAACAAATTCAGATCATTATTGAAATATAGTCCGGATTGCTAACCTGTAACAATCCGGTAATTTATACCTATTCTAAATAATCCGATCCATTACAGGCGATTTGCAGAATTATTGGCAGTAATTTGAGTAAAAAAGGATGAAAATTTTTTTATTCCTGCACAGAGGCCAATTAAGTCAACTGAATGATAATAGAATGTAACGTACTGAAATATAGATTTATAACATCAGTTTTTATTTGCATAGTATTAATTTTTGCTGTAAATTAGTATCAGTTTTAAAGGGGTAGCCGCCCCGGATTACTAAATGTTTAACTCAATTTTTACAGCTATGTCAAAAAAGACGAAGCCCGCCCAAGCTATGGGTACCGGAGAACTTCCGGAGGAAACAAAAACCGCCATTGAAGCTGCTGCCGAGCAGGCAGAAACGGAAACCCCCATCCGCACAATGCAAGCGGAACCGGCAGAGGTCAGGGAATTGCGCAGGGAGGTGGAACAACTCCGCGCCCAGGTCGCAAAAGCACCGCAGAGCCTTGACGATCAAATCAATTATTTCCAGCGAAAACAGCAGTTAGTTAGCAGGTTGAACACCCTGAACAATTCTATTCTGACACTTGAAAAGCATGGTGAAGAAGTCAGGAAGGAAGCGGAGGAGGATGTTTTTTCCTCAGAAGTTTACGCCCTTCGCCTGTCATCAAAAAAAGGCTATTCAAGTGAGGAGGAAGTTTTTAAATTCCGGAACCCTACTGTAATAACGGAGCTTCTGAGCTTTGTTTTGTCCCGGATGATTGAGAAGCGGGAAGCCATTGAAAATGAAATCATTTCCTAATAAAAACAGAGCGGGGGTAGCCGCCCCCGCTCCAAAGTACTAAATGTTTAACCACGTTAAAAAACGCAGCTATGAACAGCAACAAAGATACAAAAGAAGAGAACCCCACGAGGCAAAAGCGTATTATTTTAAGCAACTTAAGCAGAGATGCCGAAGCCTTGCGGGCAAGGCTGATTAAAGAAGCCGAAGAAGCCGGCCAATCTGGGAAGGCTTTTTATTGGGCAAGCAGAACCATTAATTTTATGTTGCTTAATTACATATATCAGACCGACGGGGCAAAGGAGTTTAAAACCTTCATGCAATGGAAAGCAGAAGGAGCAACGGTAAAAAAAGGTGAAAAAGCCTTTATCGTGTGGGGGCAGCCGGTGGGAACCCGTGAAGGGGATGAGGAAAAGGAAAAGGGAATATCTACTGAGGACATGGAAAACCTTTTTTTTCCGCTTTGTTACCTTTTTTCTGAAAAGCAGGTAAGAAAAGCTGAGGAAAAACAAAAGGATCATAAACCCGAAGGTCAGGTAATGAAAACTGAGCACGCCCACGCGGAAACTGTAACGGATGATATTTTTTAACTCTTAAAACTTGTGAACTATGCAAACTCTTTTTAATCAAATAGCAGAAGTTAAACTCTCTTATGTACCCTCGAAACCGGATACTAAGAACAGGCCAATAATGACAAGCAGCAAACAAAGCTTTGAAACCTTTTTTTACTTTTGGGATATGTCGCAAATTGCCTACCGGGAAAGCTTTAAAGTTATGCTGTTAAACCGGGCTAACCGTGTTATCGGAATAATGAACGTAAGCGAAGGAGGGCAGGCCGGAACTGTGGCCGACCCGAAAATGATACTGCAGTCCGCTTTGTTGTCGCATGCCGCCAGTATTATACTATGCCACAACCACCCGAGCGGGAACACCCGGCCAAGCGAGGCAGATATAAAGCTAACCAAGAAGATCAAAGAGGGCGCTGGGTTCCTTGATATTAATTTACTGGATCATATAATTCTGACCCCCGAAGGGAACTACTATAGTTTTGCAGATGATGGAATGATCTAGGGCGATAATTATATATGTGGGTTACGTGTATACGTAACCTGCCGCCGCTTAAGCGGTGTTCGGATGGTGGGCTATGGTCCGCCTATTTTTTTTTATAGGGATAGCCCACCATCCTCACGGATTTTTCTGACTTTTCCACCCTTACTGCTTTTTGATTTTCTGCAGGCTGCAGTAAGCTTGGAAAAGGGGATTGATAAAGTGGCTCAAGTTGTCCTTTTAACAAGGATCCGGCACAAATAGATTTGCCAAAAATCAAGAGTAAATGAAGATCCGGAGAGCTGATGTTTTACGAGAGTACGATATCAAGGAAACGCCCCAGGGGAAAAGGGTGATTTTTTCAATCAAGTTTGTTAATAAGGCCGGCGAACTGGTATTCCTGCCGAGGGCAATCGCCTCAGGCCTTCCCTGGAAAGTGGCAGCGAACAGACAGAGAGGGGTAATGCCGGTGGATCCGAAGGGAGAGAAAACCGGACATGTTTACCCTGTGAGAATTGACAACATCATTGAATGGAACGGTAAAAGGGTGATCTTATGAGTAATGTACTTTTCAACAAAGAGGGGGCGCCCTTACTTGCCTTTGGAAGTAAGTACAATGCCGAAACCAAAGGGGTGCCGGCAAAACCTGCCATTTCGAAGCAGCTGGAGAAACAGGATGACAAGGTTACCGTCGATGGGAGAACTGTTGTCTCCTGGGGGAGCAATAACGATTTTCCGACCAAAGCAAATGAACTTATCAGGAGTGTCGGAGTGTTGAACACCGGTTTAAAATTTATCAGAAACTTCACACTTGGACAGGGTATTTTTCCCTGTATCGTAAGCGGTTACGATGATCAGGGAAATGAGCAGCTTAAGGTAATTGATGATCCGAAAATTGTGAACTTCTGCCAGGGGAGAATGGTCCGCCGGTACCTGGAAAAGGCTGCCCGGGATTACTTTAAATTCGGGAAGGCAGATGTTCAGCTGATCCCTGATGCTTCCGGATCCCAGATGGCCGGGATACATACCATCAATGCCATGTATTCCCGGTATACTGAAGCAAAGGCCGGGGTAATAGAAAAGTGTGTGGTAAGTGGCCGCTGGCCTGATCAGCCAGGGGAGGGAGAGTTTGAGGTTTTTGACCTATTGGATGAGTATGACCCTTTTTTCGACCTGGAGCGCCGTCGCTTGTTAGGGCAGATTAAGGGAAATTCTTTCGTTTACTCTATCCGTGATTCCTGGAGTAATAACGACTACTATTCAGAGCCAATCTGGTATGCTGCATACCTGGCCGGATGGGTGGAAGTTGCCCGCCTGGTGCCGGCATTCCTGAAGAAAGCATTCAAAAACCAGATTACCTGGAAATGGCATGTGCAAATCCCTTATGCCTTCTGGGACCGTAAGTTTCCGGCAGCAGAGTATAAAAGTATTGAAGCCAGGCAACAGGCTATTGAACAATACATGGACAGGATTGAAGAAAACCTGTGTGGTATGGAGAATGCTGATAAACCCATATTCACATTCTTCGAAATCAATCCTCAGAATGGAAAAGCTGAAGAACAGTGGATCATCACAGCCCTGGACAACAAGTACAAGGAGAATGATAAACTAATTACTTCTGCAGCTGCAAATTCAGAAATCCTTTTCAGCCTGATGCTGAACCCGAATGTTCTGGGTGCCGGTATGCCCGGGGGGACATACTCAGGGAACCAGGGGGGGAGTAATATCCGGGAAGCTTTCCTGGTGAATATTGCCAACTCATGGTTGGACCGCCAGAATCTGCTGGATCCTCTGGAGCTCTATCTCCATTTCAATGGTGTTAAAGATATTCAGCTTCGCTTCCGGAGTACAATTCTGACAACTCTTGACACAGGAGCAGGTACCACTAAAAAACTTTCATAGCCATGCTTATTAAATCACTTGAGGATATTAAAGAAATTCTGCCGGTGAGTGATGCTGTCGATCCGGACCGGTTGCGGCCACATCTGGAAACGGCAGAACAGACTTACCTTAAGCCCCTACTTGGTGAGCTTTACGATAGCCTGGAGAGTTTTACAAGCGAGACTATTCCTGATAACCTACAGGAGCATGAAACGCAATTCCGTGAGCTTTTAAAATTGGTACACCGCTCAGAGGTTCACCTGGCTTACTGGTCAGGTTATGATGTGCTGAATGCTTATATCTCTGACGGTGGGTTCCGGAGAATAGAGACTGACAAAGTAAAAGGCCTGTTCAAGTACCAGGAGGACAGTCTGAAGGATTATTTCAAATCCACTGGTTTTAACAGCCTGGATGCCGTTCTGGATTACATTGAATCCAACATTGAGCATTTTGAAGTATTCAAAGAGTCTGAATCCTGGAAGTTCCTGAAGGGGGCATTTGTCCCGGATACCAAAACGTTCAATTCCATTTACTTTATCGGCAGCAGCCGGCTGATATTTATGAGGTTGCAGCCTTATGTAAAAGTAGTTGAAGATCTGAGCATACGCCATATCATCAACCAGGAGAACATGGATTTTATTAAAGCTGAGATGCTGAAGGATGAACCGGATCTCAAAGTCTCAGCCATCCTTCCCCTGATCAGAAAGCCTGTTGCATTTCTGGCCGTTGCAATGCTGATGGAGGACAGCGGGGCGGATCTGACTGACAAAGGCTTGTTTTTTGAAGGCCGGGGCCTCACAATGATGAGCGATACTGTTAAATCACCGGCTGAAATTGAGAGGGTACAAAACCTGGTTAAACGTAACAAGGGACTGGGTGAAAGTTATCTGCTGCAGCTCAAGCAATATCTGAATGAAAATGCAGATGCCTGGGGTGGATATCAGTTTCCCCGGCATGGATTACATAATCGTGATAACTCTGGTAAAAGAACCTTTTGGGCATGAAAACCATTGAAATTGATTACCGGACATTCTGGATGCGCGGGAGCGTCCAAAGCAATATTCCTGAGCGCTGGAGTGAGGTTAGCCCCAGGCAGCTTATTGTAATAGCATTGAATTACCTGGGTGAAACCTCGGAAGAAAAGATGCTGGCCGAGATGTGCGGGGTGAGAAAGTGGATTATCAAACGCCTGGATACATATCAGCGCTTTTCCCTGGCTCAGGAATTGAATTTTCTGACTGATTATAAACCCTTCAGTCATTTTATTATCAGGAAAGCCGGTGTTCTGAGAGCCCCCAGACCCAGGCTACAGGATATGACATTCGGGCAGTTTATGTTCGCTGATACTTATTACTCAACCTGGGCAGAGAGCCAAAAGGATGTGGACCTTGACAAATTTATCGGTTGTTTGTACCTTCCTGAAGGCTCAAAATTCAAGAGTGAGAATATTGAGCCGTTGGCATTAATTGCCGGAAAGGCCCCGCTTGTTGTCCGTTGTGCAATAGCCATCAATTACCGCTTGGTTAAAGAGTTTCTTACACATGCCTATCCGCTCGTATTCCAGAAACCAAAACCGGGGGAGAAACGAAAAGGGGGAGACGGATGGGTAAAGGTTTTTGAATCAGTGGTGGGGGATGATATTGTCAACCAGGATAAATATTCAGAGCTGCCGGTCCATGTTGTTCTGAGATGGATCAGCAGGAAGATAAAGGAATCTACAATGTCATAACAAAATGAGAACGACATTCAGCGAGCTAATAACCTATTTTAAAAAACTGGCAACAAACCATAAAGAAATCAGGCACTCCGAAACCGAGAAACATTTTTACCGTTTTGAAGTGGATGAAGTACTCACCGGAATCAATAAGCTGAAATACCCTGCTTTTATTCTGGAAGGCTATCGGTTTACGTATAAGGATATGAAAGCTGATAATCCGGTGAAGAAACGCCAGGGTGCTTTCATACTGCTGGATCACGTGGGGGATCCCGGGAACCATGACAAGATTCATGAAGCTTGGGACCGGTTGGAGGAGATCGGGGATGATATCCTTTCGCGCATCAATGCTGACAAAAGGGATAAAACATCACCGGTGCGGGATTTTGACCTGGAGAGTGTGGAGGGTAATCTCCTGGCGACTGAGATGGGCAACCATTACGGGATTCGATTTACTTTTGATATCGATTGCAGGTATTCCCGCGAAGTTAACTTTGAGAAATGGCTTCAATGACTCCCGAATTATCGACAGATTACAACCAAATGATTCGTCGATGGGCTGCCATGGTCAGGCGAAAACTCGTTGGTAGCGTTCTGCGTATGCAAAAAGGTAAATCTGGTGCTGTTACCAGAGGAGTAAAACGTCTGCAGAGTCGGACAGAGTTTAAGCTAAGGGATAATATGGCTTATCGAACGCACCAGGATTACGGTATTATTGATGGCGTAGGATTCCGGTTCGAGCGCCATGGTGTATTTGTACATAAAGGCGTTGGAAGAGGATATGTTATGGTTGGAGGGATGGTCGTCCGGGGTTCCAGGCCTGGGGATATATTAAAAGCTTATGCAAAAAGTAAAAACCGATCAGCTGAAAAATCTGTCCTGATAGGACCCGGTCGTCGGCAACCGGTGGAATGGTTTAACCCGATTCTGGATCAGCACGTTCCGGAACTTGCTGATAAGGTGGCTAAAATGAATGCGGATGCTGTTGTGAATGCGTTGAGGATGAGGGTGAAGTAGATAACAATGTATTAAGTGTTTTTTTTATGTATAGAATGTGTACATAATGAGTTTTATTGCCTAATATTGTAAGAGCTTTTGATTGGTATAATGTAGTCACAAGTTTTATGAAATAATTCAAATACTGTTTTAGCATGATCCCAAAGATCATTAAAGATATCAACTAATATGAAATTCTCTAGTCCCTTTGAAATATTAGCACCAAATGAGCGTTGGGCTCCGACACAGATTCAGATGGAGTTGTTCCAGAATGCTTATGAAAAACTTCTCCCTCCTTTAGTATATAAAATCCGGCTTGCAGTCGCAAAATGGAGAGAAGATAATTATTCAGGTGCTTCTGAGACCTCTAAACTATTGATGAACTTTTGGTTTAATCAAGAACACTTAATCGGACAATCTAAATTTTGTTTTTTCTTTTCGCAGCGTGAAGCCATAGAATCAATAGTCTATTTGTACGAAGTTGCAAAAGCAAAGGACAAATACGAACTGATGCGTTTTGATTCTTCTGGGCGTGTGAGTACTGGAATGTTTGATGAAAGTTGGACACGATATGTTGTGAAGATGGCAACTGGTGCAGGTAAAACAAAAGTAATGGGTTTGACTTTGGTTTGGAGCTACTTTCATAACCTCTATGAAACTGACAGTTCTCTCTCAAAAAATTTCTTGGTAATTGCGCCGAATATCATTGTTTTGAATCGTTTACGTAAAGACTTTGACGGCTTAAAAATGTTTTTTGACGAGCCTTTTATCCCAGAAAATGGATATGCCGACAAAGACTGGAAAAACGATTTTCAACTAACTTTACACATTCAGGACGAGCTTAAACCAATAACCGAATCGGGAAATATTTTTCTAACCAACATACACAGAGTATTTTTGAACGAAGAACCCGAACAAAGTTTTGAAGATACTTTCTTAGGCGTGAAACCAAAACCCGATGCCGACATCTCAAAAGGGTTAGACTTAGGTAAGGTTTTGCGTACCGATAAAATAAAAGACTTGATTGTCTTGAACGATGAAGCCCACCACATTCACGATAGTTCATTGGCTTGGTTTAAAAGCATTGAGGATATTAGCAATAAACTAAAGCTTAAAAACGGCAATGGTTTAAGTTTACAGGCCGATTATTCAGCAACACCTAAACATAACAACGGAGCTATTTTTGTTCAGACTATTTGCGATTATCCTTTGGTCGAAGCTATAAAACAAAATGTTGTTAAGTCGCCTGTATTACCTGATGAAGCATCACGACAAAAAATTCAGGAGAAAGATTCTTCCGATTTTGTTGAACGTTACCGTGATTACATTCATTTGGGATACTTGGAATGGGAGCAACAATACGAAGAATTGAAAAGCCAAAAAATACCCATTCTTTTCATAATGACAATGAGCACTAAGGAAGCCGACCAGGCAGCCGCTTTTTTGGAAAGCACTTATCCTAAAATGAAAAATTCAGTACTTACTATTCATACTAATAATTCGGGTGAAATAAGCGAAACAGCAACTTCCAAGAAGGCAAAAGAAGAGTTAGAGAAATTAAGAAAAGCGGCTGATGACATTGATAAAGATGATTCGCCATACAAAGCGGTTGTTTCAGTTTTAATGCTTCGTGAAGGCTGGGATGTAAGAAATGTTTCAACTGTTGTTGGTTTACGTCCGTTTGGTGCCGATTCTAAAATATTACCCGAACAAACCATAGGCAGAGGCTTGCGAAAAATGTTTTCGTTAGATACGCCAGAAAATTTGGTTGTTGTTGGTACTCCAGCGTTTTTGGAGTTTGTTGAAAGTTTAAAAACCGAAGGGGTTGAATTTCAATACAGCCCAATGGGTAAAGGCACAAAAGGGAAATCGCCTGTTATTGTGGAGGTTGACAAGGAAAACCCGAATAAAGATTTGGACAAATTAGATATTCCAATTCCACAAATGAGTCCACGTATTTATAGAGAGTTTAAAAATCTTGAATTAATAGACGTTAGCAAGTTTACCAACGAAAAATCACCACTTAAAAAATTCAGCAATGATGAATTGAAAGAAATCATTTTCAACGATATTGAAGGTGATTTTTCACACAAAACTATATTTAAAGATACCGTTCCCGATTATCGTAATGTAATTGGCTTTTTCACAGCTACAATATTAAAAGACAGCCGTTTGGTAAGTGGTTTTGATATTCTTTATCCAAAGGTTGAAAGTTTTATAAAATACAAACTCTTTACAAAAGAAGTAGAACTAAGCGATGCTCAAACATTGCGTAATCTCTCTGAAATTCAGCCAAAAGAAATACTAAAATCAACATTCAAAAAAGCAATTGACGAATTAACTGTAACTGACAAAGGAACAGCCGAAGTTAAAAACTACATTTCCCTGAAATTATCGAAACCTAAAATTGCAGAAAACCAACCTTTTATTGTGCCTAAAAAATCGGTGTTCAATAAAATTATTGGCGACAATCCTTTTGAATTAGAATTTGCTTCATTTCTCGAAAGTCGTTTTGACGATGTAGTTTCGTATGCAAAAAATACAATGGGCGAAGGTGGTATCAATTTTAAAATTGAATATCAGGCACAAGACGGAAACATACGAGAATATTACCCCGACTTTTTTGTAAAAACCAGCGACAAAACCTTTTATATTGTAGAAACTAAAGGGCGTGAAGATTTAGACGATATTCGCAAAATTCAACGGCTCTTTGTGTGGTGTAAAGATATAAACACAGCACAAAAGGATTACACCTATTCGCCTGTTTACATTAATCAGGAAAAATGGGACGATATTAAAAACGATTTTAAATCGTTTTCCGAAGTAGTTAAAATTTTTACCGTAACCGAAAATAAAGAATCATAATGAATTTGAACGACAACGATAAAAACCGAATTATTGAAATCATAAAAGCAGGACAAAAACTGCCCAAAGAAGATATTTATAAACTTTTCTCAGACGAAGAAGATGTTTTCCTGTTTTGGAATGGCAGAAAAGAAGATGTAACAAACATTGCGTTGCCTTTCCATAGTATTGAACACATAGACGAACCTCGCAAAGAAGCCAAACAAGCTGGCGATATGTTTGAAATGTTCGATATGCGTGGACGGCAATTAAAAGGCTGGACAAACAAACTCATTTGGGGTGATAACAAACTCATCCTTTCTTCTTTGGCAAACGGACCAATACGTGAAGAAATTGAAAAAGAAGGCGGACTAAAACTCATATACATTGACCCACCTTTTGCCGTTGGGGCCGACTTTGGTTTTGAAATCGAAATTGGTGGAGAAAAAGCCGAAAAGAAACAAAGCATTATTGAAGAAATTGCTTATCGTGATACATGGGGGAAGGGGATTTCTTCCTACTTGACAATGATGTACGAACGCCTAAAATTAATGCACAGTTTATTATCGGAAGATGGAAGTATCTATGTGCATATTGATGGAAGAGTTAATGCTTACATAAAGTTCTTACTTGATGATATTTTTGGAGTTGATAATTTTATCAATCAAGTTGCTTGGTATTATCGAAGGTGGAATATTGCTGGTAAAGCATTTGCGAAAAATTGGGACACTATTTTCCTTTATTCTAAATCAAAAGGAAATCATATTTTTAACCAGCTTTACATTCCTAAATCAGATAAATCTTCTGGTGATGGTAAAGCATGGGTCAGTGTAATTGGAGAAGATGGTGTTAGACGTTCTATTTTAACTGATGAAGTTTCAAAAGGAGTCCCAATGCCTGATATGTGGGAAATTTCTATGATTAATCCAGTTGGTAATGAAAGACTTGGCTATCCTACTCAAAAACCTGAAGCCCTATTAGAACGAATCATTAAAGCCAGTAGCAACGAAGGCGATTTAATTGCTGATTTTTTCTGTGGTAGTGGTACAACTGCAGCAGTTGCCGAAAAATTGGGCAGAAAATGGATAACTACCGATTTGGGCAGGTTTTCTGTTCACACCACACGTAAGCGAATGATTGGCATACAAAGGGAATTGCAGGAAAGCGGTAAAGATTTCCGTGCTTTTGAAATACTAAATCTTGGCAAGTACGAACGCCAGTTTTTTATGGACGACCTCACCAACGGAAAACTAAAAGCCAAAGAAGATTTGTATGTAGATTTAATTCTGGAAGCATACAAAGCCAAACGGATTGAAGGACATAAAACCCTGCACGGAAGTAAAGCAGGCAGATTTATCAATGTTGGTCCTTTAGATGTTCCCGTAACACAGAGTCGTTTGTTGGATATTTTTGAAGAGTGTCGCCAAAAACTTTACACTCAAGTCGATGTATTAGGTTTTGAATTTGAAATGGGTTTAACACCACAATTTATTCAGGAACTCAAAGAGAAAGGTGTTGCAATCACATTAAAATACATTCCCAAAGATGTGTTCGATAAACGTGCCGTAGAAAAAGGGCAAGCCAAATTTTACGATGTTGCTTATTTAAACACAAAGGAAATAATCAATGGCAAAAAAGTAACAGTTGAATTAACCGACTTTGTAACTCATTACACACAAGACGATATTGAAGATATTCAACAATCAATGCGAGCTGGAAGCAAAGTAGTAATTGAGGACGGACAAATAGTAAAAGTGGTTAAAGACAAAAACGGTATTATTACAAGAACTGTACTTACCGAAAACTGGTACGATTGGATTGATTACTGGGCAATTGATTTCAACTACGAAGACAAAAAAGAAATAATAAAAGTCCACAACGAAAAAGGCGAAGTTGAAGAAAAATGGACAGGCAATTATCTGTTTGAAAACGAGTGGCAAAGTTTCCGGACCAAGAAAAGCCCGTCCCTTGAATTTACAAGCACTTCTTACGAATATAAACAACCTGGGAAATACAAGATAATGGTGAAGGTCGTTGACATTCTTGGAATTGACACGAGTAAAATTGTTGAAATCAATATTTGATTTCATGCTAAGTTTTTGTCACGAGTTTCCAACCCAAAGTCTTTTCAGTAACTCCTAAATAGAAATGCAAAAATTCATTAACATAGAATACAAAGGAGGGCACCCTGATCTGCCATTACCATGTCTTGTTAACGTTGAAGTTGATGATTTTGATAAATGCATAAGGCTAATAAAGCTCTCTTGGAGCACTCAATTACCAGTTTATATCGATTACGATGAAATTCTGAATTTGTCGCTTGATGAGAAAAGCAAGCGTTCGCTCGGTAAAGCTGCTGCAGGTGCTGTAGTCGGTGGTATTCTTACCGGTGGTATTGGGTTGGTCGCAGGTGGATTGCTTGGTGGCAGAAAGAAGAATACTTCTTTACTCTATATTACAATAGCACCAAAAGGTAGAGAGGTAGATGTGATTCTTAAAGCTGGTAAGCAAGCAGATCAGATGTATGCAGCAATTGCCGCTTTGATGTCTTTAGGATAATCTTCCCTGTCCCCATTTTCCCGTATTGACTCTCCACGGTAAAAGAATATTTTTACCGTGGTATTGTTCTTGTATTGGATAAGTACAGTATCTTTGTACTGTCTAAATAGCGAGTGCCAATGCGTTTCCTTAACATCTACATAGGGCGAAGCCCTGAGTGTCTTGCCATCGCGAGGTGGCAGGCGGTTGCTCGCAGCCGAGACAACACTCAGGGCTTCGCCTGTTAAGGAGAAAAACAAATGAATGCAGCTCACCAGCTCAGCCTGTTCAGGCGTGAGCGTCGGCAAATGCCGGCAGCAATTCCTTTTAAGGAGAAAACTAATTTATCCGAAGTTCTGGCGTTTATTGGCCAGGCTTCCCCGGTGCAGCTTCGCGCGGTTAAGATCGCCTTGCTTCAGCGCAGGCAATGCGTCAGTTACTCTGTGAAGCTGAAAAACTGTGGTGAAGAAACCTGGATAGTGGACAGTCCTGATCAAATGCTTGAGATCCTATTAGGTGAAAGGAGGGGTATTTTACAAATCTCAAAAGGAAAGGAAACTATAAGATGAAAACCAACACCAACCAACTGGGCGGCGATAATACCATCACCGCTAATGCTCTTAAAACTATTGTTGAACTTCAGCGCAATGACAATGAACAGTTGCGCGAACATATCTGCCAACTGGGAAATGTTGTGTTGTGGATCGGCAGGAATCTGGACGGGTTTGATCCGGACAATCAGGATGATCAGCAGGCCCTCAGATCAATAGTTGCATTGTCAAATGTAGCAGCAATGCTTCAAAGCCTTGAGGCTGTTTAAAGGAGGGCTGGCTATGGGAATGTTTCCTTTTTTCGGGCTTCAGGGAGAGGCCTCTGATGATCCGCTGGATCCGGAAACTATTGTGAAAGTAATTTCCAGTATGTACCTTCCGGCTCATGATGCCGAATCCTCTGATGACCTTATCAGTCATCCTGACATGGTTGAATCCATCCGGGGGACATTGGTAAAGGTAAAAAGTGAAGCTGTGTATGATGCAATGATCAGCATCGGCTTCAATTCGAAAACCATAGAAGGAACCATTTACTGGCTGGTTAATAACGCCTGATTTGGTTGTCCTTTCATCCAGGGTGCGCCTGGCTGTATTTTGCCTGAAATTTCATTGAAATGGCAGGCAGTTACACCAGGCGCATTAATTTATACATCAACGGCAAAGAGGTTAAAAACGATATAGCTTCTATCAAGGCCGAGATGAGTAAGCTCGTTAATGAACAGGCTCGTATGACTCGGGGCAGCCGCGAATATGTGGAAGCCGGCAAACGGATCCGGGTTCTTAAAGGGATTATTCAGGAGCACAACGACCAATTGAGAACGGTCAGCAAATCATGGAACTTTAAGAATATAAGCAACTTGATTAATAAATACTTCCTGGCAGTCTCCACTTTTGTTGCCGGTGTAAGTGGCCTTCTGTACTCCGGAAAGAAAGCCATTACCATGTTTGCAGAGTTTGATGACAAAGTATCAGACGTGCGCAAAACAACCGGCCTCACCCGTGAGCAGGTAGTGGCCATGAACGAGGAGCTGAAAAAGGTGGACACTCGAACTGCCCAGCTGGAGCTTTTGGATCTCGGGCGCATTGCTGGAAAACTGGGGATTAATGCGGAGAAAGATGTTGAAGGTTTTATCCGGGCTTCAGATAAAGTAGTCGTCGCATTGAAGGAAGATCTGGGGGACAATGCAGAGGAAGCTGTACGGCAGATCGGTAAGCTCGTAACAGTGTTCGGGGTAAGGGATGAGTTTGGAATAGAAGAATCAATAACCAAAACCGGCAGCGCCCTCAATGAGCTGGGTATGGCAAGTACGGCCAATGAAGCATATATCGTAAACTTTACAAAGCGAGTGGCCGGTATTGCTCCTTCAGCTAATATTTCACTGCAAAATGTAATGGGATTGGCTGCTACACTCGATCACCTGGGACAAACCAGTGAAGTGTCGAGTACAGCATACAGCCAGGTAATAACCGGCATGTTTAAGGATACTGCGGCCTTTGCCCGGGCAGCCCGAATGGATGTAAAGGACTTTTCTGACCTTCTGAAAAAGGATGCCAACGAAGCATTTATCAAACTGCTTGAGGGTTTGAATAATAATGATGCCGGAATGGAAGAGCTTATTAAGAGCATGGGCGATCTTGATCTGGAAGGGAAAAGAGCAATCAGTGTTATTGGGGTACTTTCAAATAATGTCAAAATCCTCCGGGAGCAGCAAGAAATAAGTAATCGGGAGTTCGAAAAGGGCACATCGCTTCAGGAAGAATTCAACGTCAAAAACAACAATGCCCAGGCGATCCTTGAAAAGAAAAGGAAGGCCTTAAATAATCTGGCAATAGAGTTGGGAGAGAAACTTATGCCGGCTCTCACAGTTTCTACTTCTGGATTCAGTTACTTCGTAAAAGCTGGAATTGTGATGACGGAGTTCTTTATCAAACATTCAGGCGCTATTCTAAAGCTAGCGGCTACGATTGCGGCCTATACGATTGCCACAAAACTGGCTACCCTATGGCAGAACCGGCAAACCCAGGCTACATTGAGGCAGATTATCGCTACAAAAGTCAAAATTACTATTGAGAATGCAGCCATTGCAGCTACTCAGCTTTATGCCGCTGCAACCATGTTGCTCACCGGGAATCTGAAAGGGGCAGCCCAGGCAATGCGGGTATTTTCAGCCGCTACCAAGATGAACCCCGTTGGTTTCCTGGTTGGGATTGTTACCCTGGCTGCCGGTGCGCTTTTTACCTATGCAAAGCGCACCCGAGAAGCTACTGCAGAGAAACAGGCGCTCAATAATGTATCCCGGAAGACAAATGAATTCTTGGATGATCAAGCATCAAAAATCAAATTCCTGGTGGAGCGTATTGAAAGCGAAAATGTATCCAACAATTTAAGAAAGCAGGCCATTGAAGAACTCAAACGTATCATGCCTGGCTATAATGCTGAGTTAACCGAGGAAGGGCGCCTAATCAATCATAATACTCAAGCCATCAAAGATTACCTGGTAATGCTTGAGATGAAATTCCGGAAGCAGGCAGCCGAGGAAGAAATGATTGAACTGATAAAAAAAGAATCTGCTGCCCAGCGGGAATTGCAGAAAGCAGAGAATGAGTATCAGTCAGCAATGGCCCAAAACCCCTTGAATGAAGTGGTCGGGGGAGGGGAGGCCGGTGTTGCTGCCCAGGCCGCACGTTCAGGCATTGTTAACCGGGCGAAAAACCGGCGTGACCGGGCTGAGAAGGAGCACCTGCAAACCGTTAAAGCCCTTGAAACCATGCGGGGTGAAGTTGAAAAGGCAGTTCAGGCGTATGAGAAATCACTGGAAGGATCTCCTGCTGGTTTGAATGATGGTGATAACCTGGATCCGGACAACCGGCCTCCGGAGCCTCCAGCTCCGGACAATAAAAACAAAAAATGGTCTCTTAACTCTGACATTAATTTCCTGAGGGAGTCATTAAAACTCAAACAGGATTATAATGAAGGAGTAATAGCCACAGAACAGGAACTACAGCAACGGCTGAGGGCCCTGGAGATTGAGTACCTGAAAAACAGGATACTCTCAGGCAAAGAATCCGGAGAGGATCTGCTGGCCCTGCAGCAAACCATTGCAGATAAAATTATTGAGATACGCAAGGAGGAAGAAAAACGCTCCGGAGAGTTGACTGAGGCCTCTCTGAAAGGGCAATCTGCAATTGACAGGGAAAAGCAGGAGCATGAAGACCGGTTAATTGAACTGAAGCTTTTTGGAAAATCGCGTGAAGAAATGACCGCCCTGGAACTGGCAGCCCTTGAAAGCCTGGAAAAACTGCATCATCAAAAGCTGGCCAAACTGGATGCGGATGCCATGAAGGATGAGATTGAGCGGATCCAGCAGGAGTATGAAACAATCATGGCCACAATGCGGCTCCGCAATGCTGATGAACTCAATTCAATTACATCGCTCGCCCAGGCAAAAGAGATCCTTTCTGAGTTCATGTCGAACGAAGAGCTTCAGAAGATCCGGAGCCTGGATAAGGCAAAACGAATTCTCCGCAGGCAACAGGCCATAGAGGAGGAGCAGTTTACCCGGGAACATCTGCAGAAGCTGCTTGAGACCCTTCAGCAGGTTATGGGATCCGGAGACTGGGAAGGCCTGAACCTGAGTGACACATTATTGTCTGAAGAAGAAAGACAGGTGCTTGTTGAGCGGATCAACGAAGTGAAGAAACTGCTCTCCGGCCTTACTGCAGGTTCAGAGGAAACAGATCCGAAAGCGGGCAGGATCGGGGGCATGAGTACCGATATCCTGGGCTTTACTCCGGAGGATTGGGAGTTGTTGTTTCAGAACCTGAAAGACGGGAAAGGCGGCATCGATGAGCTGATCATGGGTGTGAAGGCCCTGGGGATGGTCTGGCAAGCTTATTATGATAATGTTTCAGCCGGTGAGGAATCAAGACTAGTAGAATTTGAGCGGTCGGTAGACAAGCAAAAGGATCAACTTCAGCATTATCTTGATAATAGCTTAATTTCTCAGGAGGCATACAACTACCAGGTTTCAAAACTGGATGAAGACTTGGATAAGAAGAAAGCAGAATTTGAGTATCGGCAGGCTGTGCGCTCGCGCAATGTCGCACTTATGAATGCAATTGTTAATACGGCTGCTGCAATTACATCAGCTCTGACGGTAGCCCCACCGTTGGGTCTGATTCTAGCCAGTATCGTAGGAGCAATGGGTGGGCTTCAGGTTGGCGCTATCATAAAAACTCCGCTTCCGGAGTTACCAGGGCGCGAAACCGGTGGTTACCTGGATGTGCAACGTGCTCAGGATGGCAAGCGCTTCAGGGCAAAACATGATCCCCGAAAACGGGGCTATGTAAGTACTCCGACTATAATAGCCGGAGAAAAGCAGGGGTCTTCTGAGTACATTGTTTCTGATGCAGGGGTAAATAACCCCACCATTAGGCCAATATTGGATATCCTTGAAATGGGCAGGCTGAATGGAAACCTTTCAACCATTAACCTTCCGGCAATCCTTGAGAGCACAAGGACCTATCCCGGCCGCCAGCAGGGAGGTTATATCAGTGATATGTCAGGCAATAATCCGTCAAGCAATCAGCCTTCATCTGCTCCTGCCCAGGATCCGGCATTACTCGAGATTATTCGTCAGAATACCATTGTAATGGCAGCGCTCAAAACCCGGTTGGAAAAGCCAATCAAATCAACAGTAGCGCTTCACGGGCGCGGAGGGTTTTACGAGACAATGGAAGAAGATACCCGGTTGAAAAATAATGCAAACCTGTAACTATGCTTGAAGTAATTGTGGGGCAAGGCTTAGCCCTTAACTTGTCAAATGACATTGTAGTTAATTTTATTGAGGAAAACCCTTTGTTCATGGATGATAGGGTTCCTGCCCCCTATTCACTTTCGTTTGATGTTCCTCCAACGCCCTGGAACCTGAAAGTGCTGGGTTTCCCTGTGCGCATTTCTTCAGCTTCAATACACAAGCGCTTGCCGGCCGAGATCCGTTTCAGCGGGTTAGTATTGGCCCGGGGGGAAATACTTCTTATTGAAACAGATCCAACCATTAAACTACAATTTAAAGGAAGCCGGGAGCCTGAGCAAATAGCCGTAAACCTGAATAAAATCGATCTGGGGTCAAGGCAGTATGGTTCTTTCCAGTATCATGCTGAAGACCTGAACTACCAGTCCCAGGAATTGGAAGAATATGTCTTATCCATGAGGGGCATGGCCTACCAGGGCTCAGATTATGTTATTGCACCGGTCAGGCTGAGGGAGGTTTCCTGGTCAGGATCTGAAAGTGCCGGAGGGATGGTAAACAGTGTTAAACAATACATCAATTACTTTAACCCGGTAACAAAGAACTTCTTTATCACAGATCAGGAGAAAGCCCACACGCCTATCCTGCCTTTCCCTTTTGTGCATAAAATTATAGAGCAGGCGTTCGGGACATACCTGGCGTCAAACCCTTTTGCCTCCGGAGACCTGGCTAAACTGGTTCTTATCAGCATGAACCATAAGTACTTCAGTTTTGATAACTTGTATAGCTGGTACTGGATCCCTCCAATGGAGGAGCATCGCCAGGATGTAATGTTCCCGCTGGTGGACTCTTATAACGCTTCGAATGGTTTAATCCCCATATCCTGGGAAATGAAGTCATTTCTGCAATCTTATCCCTTCAGGGAATTGCTGAAAAACCTCATGAAAATCTTTTGCATTACGGCATATCCTGGCGTGAAATACCGCATGGAGTTTTCAAATGATGTTATGAACCGGCAGGTAAGGCTAAACTGGGATGGAAAACTTGCGGGGGATCCGATTATAACTTATGAAGAAGCGAGGGACTATATCTTCCGGTATGATGGAGTTGATAAGTCGGAAGAAGATATGCTTAGAACCTATAGCTCTGTTAAAGAAATTTTTGACACTGCAGTCTCATCTGGGAGCGAATCCGGGACTGTATACGCAGATGGATCCACCGGTGGCCAGTATAACATCACCCGGAAACTCCGGGGCCTGGATTCGCTTCCATGGTTAACTTTTGATATCAGGCACAGCCCGCTTGCTTCCCGCGAACCAGATGGCAGCCGGGACAAGACAGAAGTCATTTCAGATATCCGGCCGGCAGATATGGCCATTGATCAGTATTGGTGGCAGGATAAAGCGCCCTATGCAGATATCATCCAGAAGAAACACTGGTGGGTTCCTGTAATTGAGAAAAAGGGGCTTTCAGAACCACCTAGTATTATGTTCTGGGCTGGAATGGCGGGCACACTTGAGAATGATGGCAGTGAATATCCGCTCATCATGTCGCACCATACTGATCATTTTGGGGTGAAACACCTTAATACTTCTCTCCATCCGGAGGGGCCTGATGGCCTTATTGAGAAATATCACGGAATGATGAAAGCCTGGACTGAAAAGGATAAAATGAAAGTGAAAGGGTCTTTTCTGCTTTCACCCCTCGAGCTTAAGAAACTGGACATCCGGGATAAAGTGTTTTTGAAAGGCCGGTTATTTTACATTCAGAAACTCAATTATTCATTGTCTCACATGCATCTCAGCCTTGTAGATGTGGATCTGATTGAGTGTTAGGTTGTCCTTTTCTTCCGAATCTTCACGACTTTATTTTGCCATAAAACGGGTAAAATGAATGACATCCTCCTTGTATCACTTCCTTCCGCTTTTACGGCCATAGTTACATGGTTTCTGAGCCGACGAAAATACAAAGCTGAAACAACAACTAATGAACTGGATAACGTTGAAAAGGCAGCCAAGATCTGGCGCGAACTCAGTGAAGATTTGGAAAAGAGACTGAAAGATGAGATCCGTGAGCTGAGAGAGGAGAACTCCTCCATCCAGGAGAGGTTTAGCACAGTTTTACTTGAAAATAAAGCCTTAAAAGAACAGATGTCTTCACTGGAAAGGCAACTGAAAGAAGCCAGGAATGAAAATAGGAAGTTATTGGATGAATTAAAGAAATTCAACAAAAATTACGACGAAAAGATTCCATCATGCAGCTATCCGGAGATCAACTCAAAAAAATGATGCCCAATGCATCGGGCATCAATATTACCAGGTTCCTAACGCCACTTAATGAAACCCTGCAACGGTTTGCCATAAACACACCCCGGAGACAGGCTGCTTTTATCGCGCAGATAACTCATGAGTCAGGATCCCTGAAATACGTCAAAGAAATTGCCAGCGGCCAGGCTTATGATGTGGGAGCTTTGGCGGTTCGCCTGGGGAACACTCCGGAGGACGATGATGATGGTGAACGCTACAAGGGCAGGGGCCTTATTCAACTGACCGGCACAGCAAACTACCGGAAAGCTTCAGAATATTTTGGGGTTGATTTCCTAAAGAATCCTGAGCTGCTTGAGCAACCCCGCTGGGCTGCCCTGGTATCAGGTTGGTACTGGTTTCGGCACAACCTGAATGATCTTGCTGATGCGGGAGATTTTAAAAAAATAACTATCAAGATTAACGGGGGTCTAAACGGATTTCAAGATCGATTGAAGCATTACGAAAGGTGCAAACAGGTTTTAGGTATTTCATAATTACGCTATGAAAAAGATCATTTTCTTGCTACTACTTTTAGCAATGGCTTCCTGCAAAAGCAACAAGCCATTGTCCAGCACTATAAGCAGGAGCATGGTAATCGAAAGACAGGTTGATACTGTCGTGTATACCTTACCAGATAGTGCCAGCATTGTTGCTCTCATTCGCTGCGACAGCCTGGGAAATGCCTACTTGAGCGAAATTGAAAAGCTTATGACCGGCAGGGCTGTGAGACCTTCATTGACAGTAAAGGAAAACAAGGCAATTTTTGATTGCAAAGTTGACAGTATGGCGGTTTACCTGAATATGTACAGGAGGTTCGAAAGCCAGACTGATACAACATCCGTTATAAGGTTTGTTGAGAAAAAGCCTGGCTTACTTGAAAGGTTTGTCGATGGTTTCTTATTGATTTCCCTGGGTGCCCTGGTAGGTTCGATTATACTTCTTCTTTTATGGCGCAAAAAGTAGGAATCGCTGATTTGCCTGAACTTATGCTGAGCGGCAACTTCCCTGAAGAAGTAGTTTTTCAGGATGATTCAGCTATTGTATCAATATACAAGAACGGTGTTCTGCTTCTCGAAGAAGAGTATGTACAAAGCGGTAATAACGTGATCAGCCTCAAGTTGAGAGATTTGCTGGATGGTCAGCTTTCCACGATCGTACCTGTTACCGGCACTCTGGTAGATCAAAGTAATTCTGTTGCTGATTTTGAGATACACATACCTGAACAGCATGGAACAGGTGTTTATGCCTTCAGACTGGTCAAGGGTGGAGTAAATTCTGAAATGGTTGATTCTGCAGCATTTCTTAGGTCTAATTTCCTTTCATGGATGCCACGGGTAAAGAAAGTTAAGTACCTGGATCCTCAGTGGCTCACATATTATGCTGTCGCAGAATCAAGATTATTTATCCAGGCTACTTGGCTGGAGAATGGAGAACTGATTACTTCTGATCCAATTCTGTTTTATTCTCTACCTTATGGGAGGAAGACCTCCATGAATGTGAAATTTCAACTGCTTTGGGAGCAGTTTGCAGATGAGGACCGCGCTCCATATTACATTGACTGCTGGATAGAGGACGAAGGCCAGGATAAAAAAACATATTCTCAGCGGTTTGTCCTAACAGATGAGTACCATGAATTTGATGACCTCTTTGCGTTTGAGAACTCCCTTGGCGGTTTCGATGTAATCAGGTTTACCGGTGAGCTCAGTCATGGTGTAAACCATGAATATAAGAGTGCACTCTTTGACAAGGATACCCTGGAATATGATCTCATTTTCAAAAAGGTTTTCGATAAGAGTACCGGTTACTTCAGGAACGGGTACGAGCTGCTTTGGACCAATGATTTTCTGGCCAGTATTAACCGGTATCATTATGTAAACGGTTTGCCATTGCGCATTGTTATAAACTCATTTGAGGCCAAAGATGTAAAGACTGAGCTGAACCATTACAGCTTCAACTTCTCATATTCAAGGCAAAGCCGGTACCTGAATAATTCATCCATTATTGCACAGCTGCCGGGAATGATCTCTGAATTTTCCGGAATGCCTCTAATCTGGGATGATATCTATGTCAGGGTGTTTGGTGATCAGAGTGTGGATGGCGTAAAAACTTTCCTGCAGCCGGTTAAAACCAATGAGGTTAAACCTGCCTCCGGAGAGAACCTTATCCTGAATGATCTTGTGGTTCAGGAAGGTGGAATAATAGATTGTGGTGAATTTTAAATTTTTCAAATATGGCTAATACGATCAAGATTAAAAGGTATGCTGTGGATGCCAACATCCCAACCACGGGGCTGAACCCCGGGGAGTTTATAATGGCTGTAGATACGGGGAACCTGTATATATGCTGGACGGCAACCACTAAAATTCTTTTGTGCCAGGCTTCGCAGCTTGGTGATTACCTGCTGAAGGCTCAAAACCTGAATGATTTACCGGACAAGGCAGTAGCACGGACCAACCTTGATGTTTATTCAAAGGGAGAAGTCGATAATTTGTTGTCCGGATTGAATTGGAAATCGGATGTTCTTGTAGTTACCACCGGGAATATCACCTTATCAGGTTTACAGACCATTGATGGTGTTTCGGTTCCGGCTGGCGCACGTGTTGGAGTTGTTGCGCAAACCAATGCAACCCAGAACGGTATTTACATTGCCGGTGCTTCAGCCTGGCAAAGGTCAGCTGACGCCAATAGCAATTCAGAACTTATGGGTGCTACGTTTGGGGTGGCACAAGGTACCACCCAGGCTGACACTATCTGGAGGGTATTTTCTGATACGATTACTATTGGTACCACCAATATCGACATCCAGCCGTTTACAGGAATTAAAAACATGGTGGCCGGTCTGGGAATATCAATCACAGGTAACACAATTGATATTGCCATGGAAGAACTGGCAACCGGAACCGCAATCGCTGCAGATGACTTTGTCATCATTATTGATGTCAGTGAATCCGGCCAGGCAAGGCAACGCAAAATTACCCGGACAAATTTTCTCTCAGGTATTGTAAGTGACACATATCAGGTCAAAGTAAATGCCGGTGGAGCAGCCGGTTATCTGGATGATAAAATCGATGTAACTGCTGCAAGGGGGCTAAAAAAGACTGTTTCAGGAGATAAGGTAATGCTTGAGATAGATATCAACGGCATGAACACCATTGCAGCAGACATCGATGCTTCGACTGACATGGTTCCTGTTTATGATGCCTCTGGGGCTGTGATCGGCAAGGTGTCTGTCAATAATTTGATCAAGAATGCCACAATCGACGGAGGAAGCTATTAATGTCAAATCCAATAAGGCTCAAGAAATCTGGAATTGCCGGGAAGGTGCCTCAGGTAACGGATCTTACCACCTCGGAGTTGTCTTATAATTACAACGATGGGAAGATTTATGGAAAGAAAACAAGCGGAGGTATTGAATCCATAGTTGAGTTTCGCGGTGCCAGAGATGATGTAAGGCCTTCTGGTCAAACAGGGGAAGAAGTTGTATCAGAAACGGGGATCCGTAATGCTCTGGATGAAATGAATGCCGGGATCATTCCGAACTACTACGTAACAAGCTTAGCAGAATTTCTTGCAGCCTATAATGCCATAAGGGCAAATTATTCCGGTGGGAATATTTTTATCACTGGTGAGATTGTGATGACCCAGAACCTTCTTCTGGATCTCCGCGGCATTGAGATAATTGGTCGGTTCTGCATATGGAGGCATTATAATTCAACATTGCTGAACCCCAATCCTGCGGATGTATACAAAATTATTATCACCCGTGGGAGCCCGACTTTCCGGGGAGTAACTTTTTACGGAAGCTCAGGGCAAAGCAGCCTTGCTCTTGAATCGGGCACAAACAGGCATATTATTGAACTAAACACTACTTATACCGGGGAGTCCATTACTGTAAATTTTGAAAGTTGCAACTTTTACGATGTATTGTGTGGCATTGATAGCCCTGTGATCAGTGTTGCCATGAACATGGCCAATAATGCTGGTGTTATCTTCAACTTTAACCGGTGCAGGATTTCAACGCATAATAATGGCTCGATAATGAATTACGCGCCTCTACAGATCAGTCATACGTTCGTAGGGGCATCAACAACCAATATAAGGGTGAACGTTACAGACCATATTGGCGGTGAAAACACAAACAAAAGTACCAGCCTGGCCTTTAGCTTCGTAAAACAAAGCGCTCAGACTAGCTTTACCTTTCATCACGATGAAACCGCTTATACAGAGTCTACAGTAACCGAATCAAATAGTGCTTATATGACACGTGACCCGGCTAGTTTTGCCGGGCTGGATACGGATGGGTATATTCTTATAACAAAGGGGGGCACAATCTTTAAAGTATTGGCCGCTGATTTTATTAACGCAGTGGCACAGGGCTCCGGATATACACACCCTTCGGGGTTTACTTCTCAACCGGCCACAGCGTTGCCAGGACTTGAGGTTATCTCCAGAATTAAGGTAAATGGGGAGGGGCATGTTGTGGGAGTAGATACTAAAACTCTTGATGCCGATAAGTACGAAAAATTTAAGATCGCGTACGAGAGCGGTCAAATGAATGGATCCTCAGATTGCGTTGGAGCTAACGGAGTGCTGCCGATAGGAGGGAGTAGGGGATTGAAAATTGTTGCAGGTAACAATATTTCATTGTCGCCGTACATAGATGGCGCCGGGTTACTAAACATTATCTTCACCGCAACCCCTGCACCAGCTTCACTGACTGCTCAAAACGCAGCGCTTCAGTCTTCCATGGCCCCAATTGCGGCTAACACCTGGGTTCCTATTACCGGGCTCTACATTGACCTTGAAGGGGCAGGTACATACCTGGTTACCGCCCAGGTACACATGTACCGCAATTCAACCGGATTAAGTGTGATTGCCGCACGAATTTACACCCCGGCCGGGACAAAAGCCTCCGGTGAACAGGCTCCTGCATCCCTAAGCGTAAACCGTGCAAGCATTCATCTTAGCACAATCATCACCGTGAGCGGGAAAAGCTGGGTGGAACTGCAGGCATGGTCGAATACGGCAAGTGTTTGGGGCATTGGCGGATCAACGATCACCTCAGGTCAAGCAGGGGCAACGCAGTTGAATGTTGTAAAAATAAGTTAGGAATCTACTTGTAGATTATTCAAGTCACCATGGCGCTGGAAACTTATTAATAATCCTGGCATTTCTATTTCCGAAGTGTCTCCGCAAGTAATGATCCGTAGTTTCAATACTCTTGTGCCCAAAGTGGTTTCTGATCTCCTCAATAGTCAATCCAGCTTCCAGTAATTTTCCTCCTCCGGAATGTTTCATGCTGTAGAACTTGTAGATTTTTGGCAAATTTAGTGCGTCACGGAATTTATTGAAGCGATTTCGAAGGGTGTTATGTCCCAGAGGATCAGGCCCTGGCAGGCCAAATTTCCCAAAAATATAATAATCCCGGTTGTACCGGTCAATCTGGAAATCTATAATTATGTCAGCCAAGGCTTTAGGAAGATCAATCACCCGTCGACTCGTTTTGGCTGTCTCATCCGCGACAACGACCTTATAATTGTAGACATCTACATCCCTGACCTTGATAAGCCGGAGTTCCTGTCCCGGCCTGATTGCAAGGTAGAATTGAAACATACAGGCAAGATACAATTGAGGGTTGGCTTCCCGGATATGGGTAAGAAGCAGCTTCATGTCTCTGTCATGGATAGGCCTGGCAGCCATATCTTTAGTCTTCGGAGGGATTTTGATATCCATAACCGGATTATTCAAAACCTTACTTTTCTTTCTTAAGTACTCAAAGTAGCTTCTTAATATCTGGAAGTACTTTTCTACGGTTCTTCGGTCTAAATTGCTGTCCTGGATAAGGAACTGGAAGAACTTCTGGATGTGTTTATTAGTTATTGCAGAAACATCATACTCATCATACTTATTTTCCTCCAACCATTTAATAAAGATTCTCAGTTTACTCTGATAGGTTGAATAGGATTTGGGCTTCAACTCTGTTTTTCTGCTGTTAAGGTATTCCGTGACATGATACCGGACATTTTTAACCGAGCTTCGTAGTCTGTTAAACTTCTTAGTGAGAGTCAGGTACTCCGTCTGATCGGAATAGATATAAACCTCCTTATCATCCAGCGGATTCCAGCCGTTTTTTAGTTTCTCCGTAAGCTCAGCAACAAGTTTCTCACCCCATGCAATTTTCGCTTGCTTGGTCTGACAGCTGCTAAAGCCTCTGTAGATTTTCATTGGTTTCATTTTTTCTGTCATCGGATCGAGGACAGAAAAATAAACGTACCAGTCCTTATTGCCTGATTGCTTCAAGCGCGGAACTGTGGCAATTTTTGTTCTCAT